AAATCCTGAAGTCTTTAACCTGGTGGCTGATCTCATTGCTAAAAATCTCGATCTTCAATTCATGCCACAGATTGCGGATAGGCTGAAAGTGCTGGTGCCACCAGATATTTTGGCTAAAGAGGAAGGCCGCGAACCACCTCCGCCAAAGGAACCGTCGCCAGAAGAACAGATGATGGAGCAGCAGATGCAATTGGCGCAACAGCAATTACACATCAATGAGCAGAAAATGCACATTGAGGAACAGCAGCTAATGGAACGCGCCGAAGAACTGCAAATCAGGAAGCAAAAACATCAGCTTGAACAAGCAGAGATGTTGCTAAAATCCAAGCAGATGACGGAAAAAATGGCGATTGAACAGCAAAAAGCCCATATCCAGTCAGCTAAAATTGACCATGATTTCACGGCTAAAATATCCAAAGTGGTTGCGGATATGCACAAGTCGAATGAAAGGTGATGCAGAGTTCCATGTGAAACAATGCTTTTAAAATCATTGTGGTGAAAAGGTGAAATAAAGTTTCACTTTTTCACTTCCTCACAATATGTCTACCCGTGTACTTGTTACCCATCCTCAAAGGTTTATCCTATTGTTAATAACATGACCAGGCCGGTCATGGGGCTGACAGAGGGCCGCGGTTTAAACGCTATTGTCGTATCTCTGGGGCAAATTCTGCCAATGTGGAGTTGTAAATGGATAACGAAACTCAAAGTAGTTCGAACCAAGAAAAAGAAAATCTAGCTGGTGAGGTTATGGAATCGCTGGGAATGTCGGAGGATTCGGCAGCCAGTGAAGAACCAAAGAAAGAATCCGAAGCTGAGTTGCCAGCCTATGCCAAAGAACGGCTAGGAAAGCAACAAAAGCGGCATGATCGAGATATGAAGTCTCTGCATCGTAAAATTGCAGAATTAGAATCTCGTTTGATGTCTGGTTCTCAACCTGAACAGTCAGATGATAGTTACGGTCGATCGGAAATGGCGCCAGAGATGGATGACCAGATTAAGAAAGCCGTAGCTTATGCGTTAAGGGCTAAAGAAGACCAAGAGCAGCAGGCAAAAGAAGCAGAGAAGCAAGCCTACGTACAGAAACAGTATCAAGCTTTGCATGAGCAGCTTGATAATGGCGGCGGCAACTACGATGACTTCGATGATGTGGTAAGGGCAGATGATGCGCCATTTACCCATTCAATGCGTGATACGGCCTTGTTACTTCCGAATCCTCACGACGTACTTTATAAACTTGGTAAGAATCGAGACGAGTTAAAACGTATATCCCAACTTCACCCGTTAGAACAAGCAAGAGAGATGGTTAAACTATCGATTGCTTTGATGGGTGGGCAGAATCAGAAACAAGCGGCCAGTACACCAAGCAAGCCCATGGGCCACGTCAAATCATCGCCAGTACCTTCTCAGAATGTTAACGACAAAACCCCCGTCAGCGAATTGCGACGGTTAATGAAGACTGGCAACAAGTGGGCGCGTTAATCAGTTAATCCGCTGTTGTTGGCAGTCACGTTTAACTTACGGAGACTTTGGCAATGGCTAATCAATTTATTACGACCGATCTCGTTAGCAACACTGCGCTTGCAATGTTTGCTAACAACGCACCATTTGTGATGACTGCATCACGAATTTATCAAGACGACTTCACATCATCTGGCTATAAGATTGGCGACACCTTGCAGGTTCGCAGACAAAACAACTTCATTATCGGTGATGGTTCTACTGCAACGCCGCAAAATATCATTGAAACTGTCGAGAATATTACAGTAGCTCACCAATACCACGCCTTGATCGCTTACACTGTTCAAGATTTGTCATTGAAGATTGATGATTTCTCGCGCATGTTTATTCAGCCCGCGATTCAGAACATTATCTCTCAGATGGAGCGTGATATTTGCTCTGCGGCCGAACTAGAGCTGTACTTCTTCACTGGTACCGCTGGCACGCCAATTAACTCATTTTTAACGGTTGATACTGCGGGCGCTAAGCTTTTAGAGCAGGGCGTTAATATTGCATCTGACGCTTATCTCGCAATGACGGTGCGGGATGGTTCATCGCTGAAAGGTGCGTTGCTCTCCAACTTCACTCCTGTTTTCAACGAAGAAATCACCCGCCAGTCAGCGATTGGCCACTTATCTTATTTTGATATTTACCAATCTCAAAACATCGTTAGACATACTGCCGGAACAGGCCCAACGACTTATCAAGCTGATACATTGTTGGTAAACGGCGCTGTTTCTTCTGGTAGCACATTGGTTCTTGATGGAGCGACTGTCTCTATCACTAATTATTTCTTACCAGGTGATTTGATCTCGATAGCTGGGGTACAAAGTGTTAACCCAATCTCGCGTGCTGCGACTGGTCAAAACATGCAGTTTGTCGTGACTGCGGCGGCCAGTTCTGATGGCGGCGGCAATATCACCATCTCAGTATCGCCTAGCATCGTAAGTTCTAGCGCTAGCCCGCTACAAAACGTCAACAATGCCGTTCCAAACAACGCTGTGGTGACGATGATTCAGTCTCACAATGTCAATGTCGCTTATCCATCCCGTGCGCTCGATATCGTGTGTCCGCCATTGTATAAACTTCAAGTGCCTTATGCCTCCGTTGCGGTTGATCCTGAAACTGGATTGTCATTAGCGGTTACTCAGACTGGTGACATTTTGGGATATCAAAACTATATGCGTCTTGACTTGCTGTGCGGATTCAAATGGCATCCACAATACGCTTCAGTTCTATTGTCATAATGGAGAATGCCTGATGCTAAATTGTGTTTATCATCCCGTCGACGAAATGCGCGTTGTGACGGACGAAGATAGAGATAAACTTTTAGCGTCAGGCGCTTGGTTCGATCACCCACAAGATGCAAAAAACATGAGGGAAGATTATGAAAAACAAATCAGAAAGCAGCGATGCAAGCCGAGCAAAGGCGATGCAAAACAAGTATCAAGCGATGTCAAAATCTGACGATAGCTTTGTTAAGCAACAGCAGATGAAGACAGCTTCCATGGGCGGCAAGGCGCCAAACCTGAAGCCAGAAGCGTCACAGTTCAATGCCTATATGTGCAACAACGGGGAACACGCACAAGATTTAGCACGTTCTCTTACGTCAGGATTGGATAAAAGCGCGTTTCCCGTTAAATAGGGATTAAGCCATGACACAGGTCACACGGACAACGAATGACGTTATCGTGAATTCCCTCTATCTTTTGGGGGAATTGGGCGTTGGTGAGCAGCCGGACGGGTTTATGCTCACCACTGGCCTTGACCTGTTGAATGAGCTTATTGATAAATTTGCGTCTGATAGTATTTACGTTCCTTTTGAAACGACGATTGACCATACCTTTACGGTGGGTCAGCAAACGTACTCTATCTCCGACATGGTTAGTGCTGACATTGATGCTAATCGTATTGTCGATTTAACCTTTGCAACCTATACCGTGCAGCCTGGTGCGTCTCAGCCAATTGTTTATCCGCTGAAAATTATTAATAAAGCCACTTACTATGGCGTGGTGAGATTAAATAATCTTCAAGCGCGTCCTGGCTTTATATTTCTGAATAAGCAAGCAGACGAAAGCTTTATTACTGTTTATCCTGCGCCAGATCAAGAGTACCCATTCTCATTGAAAGTAAAATGTATGATTGACGAATTAGATAATCAAAGCGATCTGTCGTCGTTGCCTCCTTTTTACTACGGGTTCTTGAAGTACGCATTAGCACGTAAGTTTTTGGCTTACTATCCGTCCAGTAATTGGCCTCAACAGAATGAGGACGAATATCAGGACTACTACAATATTCTTAAAAACGTCAACGAAACGGACATGACTATTAGGCCATCGGTTATATTGGATGCGCCACAACCGTTTTACTGGCCTAACATACTGGCGTACTAGATGTGCGGAAAGATTACGATATTGTCGGCAGTTATAATAACCAGCGCGTTAGCACGATTGATGCTGAACGCACGGTTAATCTTTTTGAATACGTAGACCCACGCGGTAAAAAACCTAAATCATTGCTTCCCTCTCCTGGTATTTTAGATACTCTAGCTGAATTTCCAGCAGCGACGATGGGGCATCGTGCGTCATTCGTGTTTAAAGGCGTCTCTTATGTGGTGATTGGTCAAAACATTTATTCTTACGATCAAAATGGATTGGTGACGAAAATAAATTCAGCTTCTCAGTTATTGGCAAATGATTCAGGTCATGTTGGTATTGATGCGAATACTTTTCAAATTATATTTGTGGACGGCGGTAATAAGAGTTTTATTTTTGATACCTCTCGATCTATTTTTGAACAAATAACTTCCACTAGCTTTCCGACTCACCCGATTGATGTTTGTTATTTAGATGGTTTCTTTGTCGTCGCAGATGGTGGGACAAATAACTTTTATTTGTCGGAATTTAATCAGGGTCTTATTTGGGGGTCGGCAGATGTAGCGGGCGCGACACCTGGAACGGTGGTGCATCCTTCGTGGACGGTGAATGCTGTAACGGACGTGATGACGATTGCTGGCGGTACGGCTAATTTTCCCACGGGAACGACTGTTAATCTTAGTTTGGATGGTGGTGCTTTTCCTACGGTGGTAGGAGATGCGCTTGCCGTTGCTACTGATTATTACATTGCGCGTATTGATGGAACGACCGCTTACCTTTGTCGCAGCTATGCAAATGCGACTGCTTTACCGCCGGTAGTGATAGATTTTACAAGTGCGGTTACGCCTACTGTTAGGATAGATAATCTGGGCGAGTTGCAATTGGGTTCGATGACCGCGCACCCAGGAACTATCATGGCGTGTCGCACACTGCATCGGCGTTTATTTTTGTTTAGTCAGTTTTTCACCGAGGTATGGGAAAACCAAGGAGTGGGTTCTAATCTTCCAGTCCGCCGTAGCAATAGCTTGCTTATGGAAGTTGGTACGCCAGCAACGGGAAGCGTGGCAACCGGTTTCGATAAAATGTATTTTTTATCGCAGGATAAGGACGGACTTGGTTCAGTAATAGAGGTATCTGGAACGCAAGCGCAGCCTATTAGTGAGCGTGCTTTAGATTTTCAATTTGCGCAATATGCCGCCGATCCTGATATTGGCGTATCCGATGCCGTCGGGTTCATGGTCAAGATTGATGGGGTGATATTTTATCGTCTTAACTTTACGGCTGCTAACCATACCTGGGTTTATAACGTGAGTATGAGCGCGCCAGGTGATCGCAAGTGGAGCGAGGAAGAAGTGTTAAATGGCGACAGGCATCCAGCACAGACGCATATTTATCTTAATGGCATTAATTACTACGGCGATTATCAAAACTCTAATTTGTATTATGTGAGTGCGGCTTACAATACCAATAATGGTGAAGCTATTCAGCGCATGAGAATTGGCAAGGCATTTGTTCCGGAAAATTATGAACGCGTCAGGATCGATCGTTTTCAATTGGATTTATTGCAGGGCGATAGTGATTTGCAGGGTGTTGTTACTTTACCTATCGAATTGCTAGCTGAAGATGGTCAGACGATTCTTACAGAAGATGGAGATGAGTTGTTAATAGCGGAAGATTTCCAGCGTGAGAACAACTTTTCTCCGATAGTGTATTTGTCTGTATCAAGAGATGGTGGCCGCACCTACGGATATGAGTTGCCAGCGCCCATGGGCAAATTAGGTGAGCGCGAGTTCAGAACGGTGTGGAGGAAACTTGGCGTCATTCCCCGTGGTCAGGCATTTGTGCCGCGGATTAAGTTTTTCCAAGATTCGCCTTTCGTCATATTGGGCGCATCTTGGTCATTTGAAGTATTGCCGGAGTAATAGATGGCTACTGATTTTGACTTGCCGCCAATTGATGATCTCATTACTTCTGAGGAGGAAATGAGTTCTATTTGGCGTGATTACATGGCAGCAATGGTTCAGACATTAACGGGGTATTTAACGCAGTACGGAATATTTGTACCAAAATTAACGACAGACCAACGAAACACTATA